CTATTTCTTAGTAACATCAATACTTACAGGTGTTTGCAAATAGGTGAACATTTGCGATAACAGAGGCATAAGCTGGTTAATAATAGGGGCTAAATTAGAGGCTTTTTCTTCCTCTGGGGCTAAATTAGGGGCTAATATTTGTGGCGGATCAAACGCTGCAAGGACCGCCTCAGCGGTGTCTTGAGGACGGTTTTCCATTAGGTGAGTATAGATGTTTAGCGTAATGTCTACATTGGCGTGACCCGCAAGGTACTGGACGACTTTAATGTTTACGCCGGATAGGATAAGCCTCGTAATATAGGTGTGTCGCAGCAGGTGAGGCGTTACGGGAAAATCAATTGACAGGGCTATTTTATGGTTCTTAATTTTTTCCCCGAGCCCGTGCTCAATGACAGTTTCGTTCCCGGTTGCGTCGATGATTTTCTCGGTATATGTTCGCCTTACGTCAATCACTTCCCAGCGTCTGCGAAAGCCTGTATCAGTTAGCGGGAACTTTCCACCGAAGACAAACTTACCCTTTGCTTTGACCCGCTGCTCCTTCAAATGCTCAGTGAGCTGAGGCGGCAGGGGAATGTCGCGGCGGGCGGCGTCGCTTTTTAACACCTCAGAAACAACGGGACGATTTTTTATCCAATGAACCGAGTGCTTAACAGACAAATACGGAACTGTAGCATCAAGAAAAACACTGTCCCATTGAAGACCAAGCGCTTCTTCCCGCCTTAGGCCTGTTTGTAGAACCACAAGCACAAAGGTGTATATCTGCGTTCCCTTGACCGAATCCAGCAAGGTTGATTCCTGCTTGTCGGTGAGGGGTATTTTTTCTGCTGCTCTGTTCCCGCCAGCCTTGATATCTGCAGCCGGATCAAAGCGTGTGACACCTTCTTTTACTGCTGCTCTAAAGACATTTTTAAGAACAAAAATAATCTGCTTATTCAATGATTGAGATTTGTCGGCGACATTATTCATAACTTTCAATAGGTCATTTTCTGAAATGTCTACCATTCTCATGTTGCCGATCTCCGGCAGTATGTGATTGTTGATTGCGTTCCGAACACTCTGGAGGTGCTTTGTTCCCTTTCCCGGAGACCAGAGCGCGAACCACTCAGCAAAATACTGGTAACAGGGTGGAGTTTTGCGCTCCTCTTTAATTCGGGCGATTTCGGCTTCACGATGTTTAACTTTCGAGCGCAACGCCGGCTTTGTTTTTTCGTATATAGGAATCCAGCGCCCTTCCTCGTTCTTTATACGCTTGCGGTATAGCTTGGTTTTTGGGTCGTAGGAGAATTCGGGCGCGTCTTTGCGGGGCATCTGGCGTCACCTCCGATGTGTCCGAATTGGACACGGGTTTTTAATGCGAGGAAAACTCTATTCTAATCTGCAGCCCATAGTTGAGCTTTTCGCTTTCATACGATTTGCCGCCGCCGATAACATCGAACGCGGAAACTTCTCTATAATCATCCCATCGACTCAAAACATAGTCCAAGTCATCACGCGAAATATTACCGAGCTGTTCATCATTCGTATAGACTCCGACGGCAGGCTCATCTTCGAATTCGTATTTCTCAAGGTGTATATCAATGTCGCCGATGTATGGCGGTTTTTCATGATATATCTGACCTAATATTGTCTGACGCGAGCGTTTTTCGTTTTTAAAAGTTACACCAGCGACGTTGCAAATAAATGGGTCAGTTTTCCCTATAGGCACCGTCAATATTAATGCCGTCTCAACATGCTTAAGGTCGCTTATGTACTTATCAATCAGATTTGCCATGTTAACATTAGCGCTGTCAAAAATAAGTCCCGTGTTGAAAACTTTATGTTTAGAAAAATTATTATGAGAGTCCTGTACGCAGTTTTCCAGAAACACTTGGGTGAAACACTCGTACTGATCCCATTTTGGTATGTTTTCAATTACGAATTTACAAGCAGATAGCTTCTCGAATATTTCCTCTTTTTCCAAGTGTTTAAGCTGAAATTTATATGTAGACGTAGGGATAATGCTTGCTTTATCTGCGAGAAAATCGTGAAAGGCTCTTGCTTCAGCAATTTTCTTATTACGCGCTTCAGTTTCACAGTCCTTACACATGCCGCAGCTGTTAACCTTCAATAACAGTCCTTTTTTGCCACACGCAGAGCAGCTATTCATGGTAAGACCCCTTCATGTTGTCATATTTGCCGAATTATGGTAAAATATTTTTGCGCGTAATATAGGAGGCCTCGATGGAGGATAAGACATGAGCCCCGCAGACAAAATTAAGCTCGCACTAAGCGTTGTGATTATTAGGGATAAGCCGGCTATTGCTGCTTATCTCCAGCGCCTCCTTGCCTTGCAAGCTCAAAGCGAATGTACTCCTTTGCCCGTTCAAGATTTCCAGGATTTAGCTGATCTAAAAGCCCCATAATCTCTCGCGTTTCATCATCAGCGTTGGCCAACACTTCCTTAAGCCGCTCTTCGTCTTCGGACGTAGGCGGCTTTTTATTTTCTCCGAGCAGCTCGCTTGTTGTGATGCCGAAATACTCAGCGAGCATTTGAATCTTTTCGAATGAGGGAGCACGACCTCGCCTTAAATCGGAAATAAGATTTTTTCCAACTCCTGCAGCTTCACATGCTCTTGTCGGATACTCCTTATTCAGTACGGAGAAATGAATTATGTTTTTTACAAGCAATTCGTTATTCATAATCACCAAATTCTTCTTTATATAGTAAGAGCATGGAAATAATAGACAATAATCAGAAATATATGAATGTAATGTTGACATTCCGCAATATAGGAATTATTATATAGCTACAAGCCATAGTAAGCCCAACAAATACGAAATGTCTGTCGCAATATGTATTGTTCGGTAAATATCGCTCACGGTAATAAGCTAAAAACGATGAGAAGCGCGATAATTTGATTTTTTTTATTATCATATTTTATCACTATCAGCAAAATATTACCACAAGCGATAAATTTAATCAAGAATTGAGGTGAAATAATTGAAAAACCTTAGAGCCAGACGGCAGGCCGCGCATTTAACACAGGCAGAGCTCGCCCAAGCGCTGAATGTTTCGCAGGGGGTAGTTGCCGACTGGGAGGCGGGAAGAAAGTATCCGACGGCCGACAAGCTTCCGGCACTGGCAAAGACGCTGCGCTGCAAAATCGATGACCTATACGATGAAACCGAAGTAAAGGAGGCTGTGTAATGGAAAAGTTGTTTGTGTATCACGGGCAAGTCGCAAGCTCATCCAGTAAGGGCAAAGAAACGCACGATATTATTCTCAGCGATCATCGCGATTACGAAAAGGCGCCTACACGGCTTGAAGTTCGCGGAGCCCTCGCATGGTACCTATATGACATTCACATGACCGACGCCGAAGAAAGATATTTGTTTTCTAATTTCTTTTTTGACAGAAGCCTTTTCCTTCGCCGAATTGAGATTCCTAGCAGCAATGAGTTAATCCCCGCAAAAGTAATCACCAATGCAGATTTTCTTTCTGAGGAACTGGTGATTTTTGGACCGAAAGATTACATCGAAACTGACGAACCGGAGCCGATGAGCGATGAGCAGCAAAAAGCTTGGGCTGACTTCCGTGAACGGGAATGGAGGCGGGTTTGATGAAAATGCTGGATTTTTGTCTTGAGATTGACAAGCTGTCAAAGGAAACAGGCTATTCAATCCCCAACATCATTGAGAGGATAAAAAAATGCGAGAATCAGCTTGCCGAAATCACCATGGTGACCAGCATTCCTTTTGAGTACGTTTGCGGAAAGTTCGTTCTTTCGGACTTCGACATTACCGCTGTGCAGCCGGCGATTATTAAGTCGGAATACGAGCCGAAGCGGTGTTTAGCGCAAATGCACGAGCTGGCCAATCAGTTTATTGACGGCAAAATATCGCGGGATAAGTATTTTAAGGAGCTCGGAGAGCTGAAGAAAGATCGAGGAGCGTAATGCCGGCAAAGAAAAAACCGAAGGCGGTCGAATTATTCGCTATTAAGTGCGACGGCTATTGTGTCGAAATCGCTAAGACGCAGGCGGAGGCAAAGCGGAAAATGTACGCTTATGAAAAGCTATATCCCGCACACATGATTTTTACGGTTGAGCCGTTTAAGGGCAAATCTGCCCACTGTACCTCTGCTTAAAACCATTATATCCGAAAAGGGCGTGATTACCATTCAGAACGAATACACGAATATATACCAGGCGGCAAGAAAGGCTGCCGGATTTACACAGGAAAGAGCCGCCGAGCTCCTCGGGCTATCTGTCGAGAGCATAAAGGCCTATGAGGGGGATGTCACTATTCCAAAGAATACAGTCGTCAAAAACATGGTAGACGTTTATGGCGCGAGCTTTCTTGCGGTGCAGCATCTTCGTGCGTCAACGGATCTGGCACGCGACATTATACCGGACATCAAAGAAACTGACTTGTCGACGGCGGTAATCAGACTTCTCAATCGCATTAGAATTTTTGCGAATCAGCATAGGACGGATCGTCTGCTTGAAATTGCGGACGATGGAAAAATCGACATGCTCGAGCGCGAGGACTATAAGGCCATACTGAGCGAGCTTGACGAGATTGTCAGATCCGCTTTGGAACTGAAATATATCAGGGAGGTCGAGTGATGGGGAAATTACTTACGAAGAGCGAAGTCTGCAATTTGATTAACATTCCGGCCGGAACGCTTCGGGGAATAATGGCTCGCCGCGAACTTCGGTGTTACAGAATCGGAGGATGCGTCAGATTTGACACGGACGATGTAACCGAGTACGTCAGGCGCCAGGCAATTCACGCGGTTCCGGTAATGATTACGCCGGCAGCAGGTGTGCCCAGTGTTGGCAGCAGGGGATCCCACCAGAAGCCGGTTCAGACCTGTACCGGCTATTATCCAGGAATGAAGGTGGTTTGAATGAATCAGACAAAAAATAAAAAGAGCCGCAACCTCAGCAAAGGCTACGACTCTCCGACACGCTTACGCACATCTAAAACCAACAATATTGTACACCATTCTTGTCTAAAAAACAAGGGGGTAGTGCATTATGGGCGATGATTACAACGAAAGAGTCCCTGCGCTTTGGGCGAACATCCCTGCGGCGGTGCTCTATAACCCCGATTTGAAGCCGAATGCCAAGCTTATCTACGGTGTCATCTCCGCTCTGACGATTTCACGCGGTTTCTGCAATGCCACAAATGGGTATATAGGTCACTGGTTTAAGCTGACCGCGAAATCTGTCAGTGAAAGCATATCTCAGCTAGCGGAGCATGGCTACATAATTGTCGAACTTGTCAAGGAAAAAGAGGGCACTAACGAGAGCCGGAACATCTGGATAAATGGGGCGATACTCGGCTTAGAACACCCCCCCGTAAAAAACGGAGGGAGTATCCCGCAAAAAACGGAGGCCCCTCCCGCAAAAAGTGTAGGCACCCCCCCGCAAAAAGTTAAGGAGATATATACAAGAGGAAATAAAAGATATATAGCTCCTGAAATTGTGATAGATAAGCTCAAGCAATACGCCGATGGTGATTTGCAGATGGAAAAGGCGCTTATGAATTTTGCTGAAATGAGAGCAAAAACAAAAGCTCCGATTGCAACCGAAGCGACGGTTGACCTTCTGCTTAAGAACCTGGACAAGCTCTCCGGCGGCTCCGATGCGGTGAGAATCTCCATGCTCGAGGAGGCCACGCTCAAATGCTGGAAGACGGTTTATGCACCCAAGGACGGCAGCGTTGGCGCTAATTCGCCATCGGACGGCAAGGTTGTTTTGGGAGGAGGTCTAAAAATATGGGAATGATGGTCCCCGACGGTGCAGTCGACTTAAGACTGCAAGACACAGAGCGTGCTATACTCGCTTGCCTCCTTGTTGAGCCTTCAGTTGTCGGCGAAATAATGAGTCGCGCCCGCGCCGAGGATTTTATTGACGCAACCTACCGAACAATATTCGAAGCCTGCGTTGCTGTATATAATTCCGGTGTAATAATTGATCCCGTCACCGTGCTCGAAAAGCTTGGGCTTGAGCGCGTGGTTTACGGTGAAAAATTAATGTCTATTATGCAATCCGAATTCTGGCCGCAAAACTGGAAGGTATATACTGAGATTCTTGCTGAACAGTCAGTGCTTTTTCGGATGCAGGAAATCGCAGGGGAACTTCTCTGGGCTCGCGGAATAGAAGACGCTCAGGAAAATATTGAAAAATTAAATAATTTACTTAGCGGAAAAACCAAAGCTAAACCGGTTGGTCTTGTGGAGGGTTTTGAAAAGTTCTGGGAAAGACACTGTGCCGGAAACAAGGTTGATTATCTAACTTGGGGCTTCGCACAGCTCGATAAAATGCTTTTTGCTGAAGCAGGCGACCTGATTGTTTTAGGTGGACTACCATCTTCGGGAAAAACGGTTTTAGCAATGGACTTCGCTTGGCATTTATCTCATTGTGGTAAGCGTGTGGGGGTATTTTCACTTGAAACCGGAGATGAAAAAATCTATGACCGTCTTTATACGCGCCAGTCGCAAGTTGATTTCTCGCATGTGAAGAAAAATGAACTAACAGAGGATGAAAAGCAGGAGCTATTGAAGCTGTATCCAGACCTCTCTCAACATGTTTGTGAGGTGTGGAGTGTATCGTCACCTTCTGTTCAAGAAATTAGGGCAATAAGTCTTGCTCACCACTATGACATTATAATTATCGATTATATTCAGCTAATGAGTGGCACTGGTTCAACTCGTCCGGAAGTAGTTACTGACATTAGTATTTCTTTAAAGTCCTTTTGCCGAGGAACGAAAACAACCGTAATTGCTTTGTCGCAGCTTACTCAGGAAAAAGCGGAAAAATACAAGACCCCCAGCATCATGAATTTTCGAGAATCGAAACAAATCGGGCAGGATGCGGACATTGCGCTTTTTCTTAGTCTCGTTGACCCTGACGAAAAAAATAGTGACCGCTTCCTCGTTGTAGATAAAAACAAAGACGGCCCATGTGGTGCTATTGTACTTGGATTCGATGGTCCTCGTTTGCATTTTTATCCTCGGAGCAATCGAAAGGATGAGCCTCAAAAAAAATCGCGCCTCTGGCATGAAGAAAAAGAGCCGATGAGTCAACAAGAGATATTGGAGACTTTTGGCGTAAGCGGAGGCAAAGGATGAAAGTCGGTGATTTAGTCCCAAGACAGACCATGGAAGGTCTCGGCCGCAACCATACGCGGGTCACGGTATCGGGGCGCTGCGTCTACATACATCCCCGTCGCCGCTTCTACACGCTTGAATTTAAGCTTCCGGGAGGAACGATACGCGAATCCTACAACTTTCAACACAGGAGAGGATAATCTATGACAACAATATCAATCGTCAACCTAAAAGGTGGCGTCGGCAAAACCGTCACAACCGTCAATGTGGCGGCAATCCTTGCCAATAAATATAACAAAAAAGTCCTCGTTATCGACGCGGATCCGCAAGCAAATGCGACTAAATTCTTCGGGCTGAAGGGTGGGGAGTGCAACACGCTCTTTGGAATCCTAAACAGTGAGGCGGATTATATAGGCGAATATATTTATGAAACCAATATACAAAATGTCACTTGTGTTCCGTCCGATATTAGCTTAATCGAAGCTGACATTGCCTCAATTCGAGAGGGTTGGGGTTCGGGAGTTCTGACGGACTTTATCGAAGTTATAGAGGATGATAACAAATTTGCTGCTGAAAATGGAGAACCGCCTGAGTGTGATTTTGTGATTATCGACTGCCCTCCAAGCTTTACCGCGGCGAGTGTCGCAGCCATCGCAGCGAGTGATGAGGTTTTAATCCCGATTAAAATTGACTCCTTCGCTATCGACGGTATGCGCGAGCTGCTTAAGCAGATTGATGGAGTCCGGCAGATTCGCCCGAAAATAAAGGTCGCCGGCGTCCTCGTTACCATGTGGCATAACTGCCCCGCCGTTATCCAGGGCGAGGAGCTGCTTCGCAAGTCCGGTCTTCCGGTGTTCAAAACGCATATCCGCCGCAGCGACAAGGTTGACGAGAGCACCTTCACTCGGCAGGCGCTGGATACCTACAGCCCGACAAGCGCGGCAGCACGGGATTACGCGGACTTTGTTTCCGAATATCTCATGGAGGTGCGGTGATGGCTGAAAAGAAAAAATCGTTTAATATAGCCGAGCTTATGACCCCCGCGGATGTGTCCAATTCGGACACACTGGCGCCGACGCTTGAACTTATCGATATTGACGCCATTGAGAGCAATGAAAACAATTTCTATGAGCTGTCAAACCTTCAGCCGCTTGCTGACTCGATTCTTATGGACGGACTTCAGCAGCCTCTTCTCGTGATATCATCGCCGGACGATCCGGCGAAGGTACGGTTGATTTCGGGACATAGGCGTCGCGCTGCAATTAAAATGCTTGTCGAGGACGAAGAAACCCCGCGCCCTGAGCTTAGAAAAATCCCGTGCATTCGCAAAGCTTATGCCAGCGCGGCGATGGCGGAGCTTCAGCTGATCCTCGCAAACAGTACCTCTCGTGAGATGACACCGGCGGAAAAAATGAAGCAGGCCGAAAAAACCGAAATGCTTCTGTATCAGCTCAAGGAAGAGGGCTATTCCTTCCCCGGACGCATGCGCGACCAGGTCGCCGCTGCCTGCAACTCCTCAGCGTCGAAGCTGGCAAGGCTTAAGGTTATTCGTGAAAACTTGATTCCGCATTATATGTCATTTTTTAAAAACGGTAAGCTTAGTGAATCAGTAGCTTACGAGATAGCGAGGCTGCGACCAGAATATCAAGAAAAGATTCCCGAGATGAAGGTCTACAAAGATATTAAGTGCCTCAATTGTTACAACGTCCCGGGAATAGGTAATACGTTAGCAAAATACTTTGGCCCCGCGATCAAATGTCAAGAAAACCCCGATCCGGTTACTGGGACAATCGGATATTGCACTCACGGTGCTGTAATGTGGGAACGATCGAAAAATGAGTCGTATAATTCGTGCTCTGGCTGCTGTTCGCTTTGCTATTCTCGTAAGTCATGTAAGTTTGTCTGTCCCATAGTAGTTCCAAAAATAGAAAAGGAAAAAGCCGCCGATTCCGAAAAGGTTGAGAAAAATAAAGTCGAAAAAGCTGAAACGGCAGCGGCATGGGACAAGTTTATTAAAACGACATGGACGCGAATAAAAGAAATGCGGGCTGCCGCTGGAGTAGATGTTGAAACAATTATCTCTGAAGCCGAAGCCATTGCAAAATCGCACGGGCAAAATTTCTGGATTAGCTGGGAAGCGGAAGACTGGACTGAAGCCGAGCAGCTCAAGGATTATTACGATGATACGGATATTTTTAACATTGATTTGCTTACTGCAATGGCTAATTTATTCCACTGTTCTATTGATTATCTTGTTTGTCGTTGCAACGATCCTACGCCCGGAGCTCCTGCTGGCTGGCGATTATTGTCCAAAGATCCTCCGGCAGAGGGACAGAAAATCATTGTTCTTGACAAAGGTGGCCCGATGATGCTTGTTGACGTTTGGATTGCCTTGGTCCGAAACGGTGCTTTTACTGTGCCAGACGATGCTCCATACGATATCACAGCGAATATGGCTGATCGTGCCATAGGCTGGATGCCGTTCCCGGAGGTGCCCTGATGCCGTTTAATCGTAGTAACAGCCCTTATCGCTGCCCTCCCGATTGCCCCGGTCGAAACCCCGAATGTCATACGGAAAAATCGGACTGTCGCATTTACGCAGCTGCCTGCGCCAAGGCCGCAGAGGAAAAAGCCGAAGCCCAGCGCCGCCACAAGACCGAAGGAGCCGCAAAGAGTGTGTTGATTGAGAGCCGTCGGCGTCAAAAAAGCAGAATGTGAGCCTCAACGCCCAAATCGAATAATAGCTTTTTGAATCTTTTCGTTGTGTGTCGTAATCGCTAGATCCCTGCCGGTAGGGTCTGAAAAGATGACAATGAAGCCTTCTGGTTGATCTATTCCAAACTGCACTTGATAGATGCGATAGTCAAACTCTTTTAGCATATTCTTTAGCTCGTTCCATTCGTAAACTGTTTCGATGGGAGTGGGCATGATATCACCTCAATCACAGATTACATCGGTTTTAGTATTGTGTCCAGATTGGACGCACAGAATAATTGAAAAAGGGATGCGGGGCTATGCGCCCCGCATTTCCTGCATCGTTGAATCACTGCAAAAGTGCGGTTATATATAAATACTAATAATATCTACTCCTACTATGTTTCCGGCATCATGTGAAAGAACATAGGTGTGAAGTCAATGACACGTTTTATAGTTAATTATTCCAAAGAAAAGCATTGCAATATTCCGGCAGACAGAATAGAAGAACGCGACGGTTTTGTTTTTGCTTTTCACGAAAATTCGCTTGTTGGGATTTTCGATCTATCCGTTACTGATACATGCTACTTAAGTAAGGATGCTAAAGACTAATACTACTCAATTCTTAGTTTGAGTAGGGCGAAAAATGAATGTAGCATATAACATCGACTGCATGGACTTTATGAAGTCCTGCGTTGATAAGCAATTTGACCTTGCCATTGTTGACCCTCCTTATGGCGGCGGTCACAATGAAAACAATAGCGAGAATGAAAACGCTTTGAAGGGTGGCGAAGCAAGCTGGGAAAAGACCCCACACGGGCGTTTCGGTTCAGGCGGTGGAAGTCTATTTGCTAAATACTCGGTAGGAGTAAACAGGACCGGCGGCACGTGGGCGGAAAAATACGGAATGAAGGTTTCTCATTGGGATATCGCCCCGCCGGCTGAATTCTTTCAAGAATTGTCGCGAGTTTCAAAAAATCAAATTATTTGGGGCGGCAATTATTTCTATATGCCGCCAACGAGGTGCTTTCTTGTTTGGCGAAAGCTGCAGATACCACTTAGCGGCTTTTCAATGGCTCCTTGCGAATATGCGTGGACGTCGTTCAATAAGAACGCTGCCATGTATGAATGTTTTTCCAGTGGCGGCAGTGGCAGAGAAAATAGGTTTCATCCGACTCAAAAGCCGATATCGCTTTATGAGTGGTTGCTTACAAGCTTTGCGACAGTCGGAGATTTGATTCTCGATACGCACTTAGGATCCGGAAGCAGCAGAATTGCAGCCCATAACCTCGGGTTCGACTTCGTCGGCTGTGAAATTGACCCGGAATACTATCAAGCTCAGGAGGAGCGCTTCGACGCACATACTGCGCAGACAAATTTATTTACCTGACTGTGTTCAATTTGGACACAGTAATAATTGAAAAAGGGATGCGGGGCAAAGCGCCCCGCTTTCCCGCGTTTTGGAAAGCTTCATTATTTGGAGGTGCTGATATTGCCCAGAGCAAAGTTTAAACTAGCGTCTGATGCTGATGGTCGAGATATTGATTGCTTTGCTTTCAAACGTGACGGGCAAGGGCGCCCCTGCTGCACGGTTTTGGTTCATCCCTACTGTCTTCAGGCCGGAGCGAAGTCGTGCTCGTTTTGCCTGCCTGCAGCAGAGTATGCAAAAAAACAACATTCGATGAACAGGGAGGATGTCGATGGGGAAATCTAAACGACTAATTACAGTAACCGCCGGACGTCTCGTATATTGCGTCTGCTATACTCAGGCATTAGCAACGGATTCTGAAAAGGTGAGGGCTGCAAAGAACAAATGCAGTTCACTCGCGCGACAAAAGCTAAATTTTAACGCGGCATACAAAAAACTGCAGCTGCTAATATGTGCAAATTTCAACCGTCACGATCTTTGGATTACCTTCGGATTCGACGACGTACACTTGCCGCCGAACCGGAAGGAGGCAAAGAAGATTATCCAAAAGTTTATGGACCGATTGCGAGATGCCCGATCTGCTGACGGTGAAATCCTTAAATATGTCTACGCTCCTCATGAGCTGCAGGATGACGGTAGCCGTCGTCTTCATTTTCACTTAATTATAAATGCAACTCCCGGGCAAAAGGATTATGAGATGATCCGCTCTCTTTGGGAGTGGGGCAGCAACATTGAGATTGACCCGCTAAGCGAGACGGCATATTACCACAACGATGATTTTCTTGAAATCGCGCAGTATATGGTACGCGAGCGAGATCCGGATGCACCGCTCACAGCTGTCGGGGATAAGGGTTTCGTTGGATCTCGTAACCTATTAAAGCCGCAGCGTGATTCGGACATGGTAGAAGATAATCTAACGGTCATGGCGCCACCTGGAGCATATATCATTGACACAGATGAAAAACAAAACGAGTACGGTCATTATAAATATATAAGTTATCTGTTGCCAGAAATGCGACATGTAAAGCCTCAACGCAAGCGGAAAAAAGAATAGGGCTGTTATATTATTCTGACTAGGGGTTGTGTATATCTTTAGGTGGAGGTACCGAGAAATCGTGTTCCGGTACACGAAAGGAGGGTTAAAAGCATTGACAAACTGCGAAAATGTTATTAAACTTGAGGTGCGGGATGGAAGAGCCGTATGCCCAATTTGCGGGCGACCAACGGTAGTTGTAATTCTTCCGGACACGAAATTAGAAAACTTCCCGCTGTTTTGTAAAAAATGCGGCCAGACAACGGTCGTGAATACTGAGAGCCTGAGCCTTAGAGCCTGAGCCTTTTGACATGAATGTGTCGGAGTGCCCAGGCTTTTTTTGCATGCATGGAGGATTGCCCATGTGGTGGGGATATAAAACAAAACGCTGGACGCATCTAAGGGCGAAGGCGCTGCGGCGCGATGGGTACAAGTGCCAAGAGGCAGCGCGATACGGCAAAAACGTAGAAGCAACCACGGTGCATCACATCTGGCCAGCAGAGGAGTATCCCGAATATGCTTGGGAACTTTGGAATCTGCTCTCGGTCTCGGCTTCAGCTCATGACACCTTCCACGACCGTTTCACCGGGAAACTTACGGCAAAAGGTGAGTATTGGCGTCGGAGAACAAGCCCCCCACCCCCCCAGGGTCGAATATTTCAAGCAATCTAACCGCCTATGGAAGTCTTTCCGACGGAGAGAAAACGAGCGAGGGGGGGTCAGGAAGAGGAAAAAACCGAGCTCGGACCGTAGCCGAACGGGTAAATTCGGACGGCGCTTCGCTTGGGTACCCAGACGGGCATAATGCGCGACGGCGCAGGCGGAGACGTTGCGCGGAGGCACAGGGTTGCACGGGTGCCGGCACGATCGCGAGTGTGTGCGGACACGAGCCTGCAGGACCCGCCCGCAAACGACGCGGCCGCGCGAGCAGCCGGCAACGTTCCCGGACTGAGATAGACAATTTTCGTAAGCCGCCTGCCGGGTGCCTCTCCTCGCCCGGCGGGAAATCGGCATTATAGCGGAGGCAATATGGCAAGAGAAGACATGATCCGCGCCGACATGAAGACGGTCGGGACATACAACGAGATATTTGAACCGACAATTAGGCAGCTTGCTAAATCAGAGCGGGAGCTTTCGCGGTCTGAAAAAGCCTGGAAAGCTGCCGGCGGGCTCATGGTGGCTGACCTGGTCAACAAAACGGGCGGGTCTTACAGAGCGAAAGACCCGAATTACACTGTCGTTGAGCAAATGCGCAAAGATATAACTGCGCTCCGAAACCAATTGGGGCTTACTCCTACGGGGCTAAATAAAGCCCGCAGCAAAAGTTTAGTGCTGGAGGGCAAATGCCGCATTGAGGAGCTCCTGGACGCTGCTCATGAGCACGCGCTCGACCATGCTTCTGAGTATGCCGAAGAGGTCGACGAATACGTCAGAGGCGTTCTTTCGGGCGAGCTGAATGTGTGCGAAGAAATAAAGCTTTCCTGCGCGCGATATGTGTCCGATTTGGACACCGGAAAATGGGAATTTTGGGATGAACCCCCTAATGAAATCATTGCCATAATCGAAACGATGATTAGCCATCAGCAGGGCGAGTTTATTAACGCGACGCCGCTTCGCGGTACCGCATTTACGCTTCTTCCTTATCATAAGTTTGTTATATACAACATCATGGGTTTTCATTTCAAAGGCACTCAGGAGCGCCGGTTTAAAGAAGCAATTGATTTTGTTCCCCGAAAAAACATAAAGACTACGTTTGCTGCAGCACTCGCCTTCGCGCTGGCTCTGTATGAGCGCCAGTCCGGATCGAAGGTCTATGAGGTTGGCGGAGCGCTTAAGCAGGCTCTTGAAGGCTTCGACTTCTTGAAATACAACTGCAAACGAAACGGCATAACGGTAGATGAAGACCCTGCAAATGGGCTGCGAATTATTGATAACAACATGGAACGGAGCATTTCCGGAGATGTCGGAGACGGCTTTATCAGTATTAACGCGCTGGCTGCAAACCCTGACAAGCAGGATTCTTTTAACTGCAACATCGTTATCGCGGATGAGGCCCATGTATATAAAAGCGCAAAACAATATCAGGTTCTGAAGGACGCAACAAAGTCGTACACGAATAAGCTGGTTATTCTGATCAGCTCCGGCGGAGATAACGCGACGGGTTTCCTTGCCAGGCGCGTGGATTACTGCAGGAAAATATTAAAGGGAATCATCAAGGGAGATGCAGCGGACAGCATCTTTGTATTCTTAGCGTGTGCTCCACGCGAAGATAACGGAGATGTGGATTATACAAATCCGTGGGTGCTCGAAGCCGCCAGCCCCGGCTGGGGCCGCAGTATTCGTCCGCAGGATATGATTAACGATGCTATGCAGGCGAAAGACGACCCGCAATTGCGTCCGGAGTTTTTCAACAAATCGCTCAACGTATTCACCGCGGCTCTGCATGCTTGGTTTGACATCGAGGAATTCAGACGTTCCGATGAAAAATGCTCGAAGCAGCTTGGCTTCAACGGTTTTTCACCGGCGGAGATTATCAAGGCTCTTTCAAAATTGCCGATTCAGTGGTACGGCGGCTCCGACCTCTCAAAACTTTATGACCTCACCGCCGGTGATTTGTTCGGACATTATAAAGGCATCGATATTATTATCCCGCATTGCTGGTTCCCACTCGCGGCCGCAATGGTTAAGGCCGAAGCAGACCAGATTCCGCTTTTTGGATGGAAGGATGACGGCTGGCTGGACATGTGCAACGATGCCGTTGTTAATCATTATGACGTTGTTAAGTACTACATTTCGATGCGAAGCAAGGGCTTCAAGTTTCGACGTATCGGTCACGACCGTAAGTTCTGCCGTGAATACTACATCGAAATGAAAAAGGCCAGGTTCCCGATTAAGGATCAGCCGCAGCTGTACTTACGAAAATCCGAAGGCTTCAGATATATTGAAGCATCGGCAAAACGAGGAACACTCTTTTATTGCCATGCGGAACCGTTTGAATACTGCGTCCAAAATGTCAGAGCTTGGGAAAAGTCGGACGATGCTGTTATGTATGAAAAGATTGCCGACAACCTCCGCATAGACGTGTTCGATGCCGCGGTGTTCGCCGCTTGTGCATACCTTGAAGACCTCGAGAGTAAAAGCAAGGGTGCCGATTGGTATGGAACTTCCGGCGAGGGCAGAGACAGCAAAGACGGAAAAGAAGGTGAGATCTAGTGAAGGTGAATCCTACGCGCGTCGCTGCGGAACCGCAGCAAAAACGCAGTTTTTCAGCACCGTACCTTATAGGACTATCTGATTATGACAGCCTCGCTGTCCGCGGATACACGCGTCTGATTGACAGCCCGGACGTTGCTATGGCCGTCGGCAGGCTCGCAGATATAGTTTCCGATGCAACTATACAGCTTATGAGAAACACTCCGGACGGAGACGCCCGCCAAAAAAACGAGCTGTCAAAGTTCCTGGACATTTACCCTTATTCACTCGGCACTCGGAAAACATTCATCAGCTGGATTGTTTCATACATGCTTACCGCAGGCAACGGCAACGCCTATGTTCTCCCGGTTACAAGTAACGGACGCCTATTGGATCATGTTCCTATGCCCGGAGCAATTGCTATTCCTGACGATAGCGACAACAGTTACAAGGTTCTGTGGAAGGGAAAATATTTCGCTCCGGATGAAATTTTGCATTTTCCCTATCGCCCCGATTTGATGCGCCCATGGCTCGGCCGCGGAATTGAAGTGCAGCTCAAGGATGTGCTCAAAAACCTGCGGCAGGCCGCAGCAACGACGAACGGCTTTATGTCGGAAAAGTGGAAGCCCTCTTTGATAATCAAGGTTGATGCTCTTTCGGATGAATTTTCAGACGCTGCTGGAAGACGTCGTCTGCTCGATGAATATGTTTCAAACCAGCGCGCAGGGGAGCCGTGGGTTATTCCCTCAGAGCTTATTGATGTCAAAGAGGTCAAGCCTCTGTCGCTTGCCGATCTCGCGATAAGCGACAGCGTAGATTTAGATAAGCGGGCAGTCGCCGGAATGATAGGCGTTCCGCCGTTCTTCCTTGGTATAGGCTCTTTTAACCAGGATGAATATAACTTTACTGTGCGTACAACGGTTAAGTCAATCGCCACTATATTGGCGCAGGAATTTACAAAAAAAGAAATCCTGTCCCCGGACATGTACGTCAGGCTCAACGAGTGGAAGCTTTACTCATACGGTGCCAAGGAACTTACTGAAATCGGATGCAACCTTTATGTGCGCGGCATTGACTCCGGGAACGAAGTTCGTGAAATGATTGGACAAGACCCTGTGAAGGGCCTTGATGAGCGGGTCATTCTCGAGAACTTTATTCCGCAAGGAATGATTGGCGATCAGAAAAAACTCAACCAGAAAGGAGCCTCGGCAAATGAATAGAAGCGACTACGAATCAAGACCGTTCCGGCAGCTCCGCTGCAGCATGCAGGAGTTTAAAACCCGTGAGGACGGAGGGGATCTCTTTATTGAGGGCTATTTCAACGTATTTAACTCTGAATATGAAATTTGGCCCGGGGCAACTGAAATCGTTAAGCCCGGCGCCTTCACGGAAAGCATTTCCGGAGACGTCCGCGCGCTTATCAATCACGACTCAACACTGGTGCTCGGCCGAACGAAGCCCGGCACGCTTGAGCTTCGTGAGGACAGCCGAGGGCTGTGGGGAAAAATCAAAATCAACAGGGACGACGGCGACGCCATGAACCTATATACTCGCGTCCAGCGGGGTGACGTCGACCAATGCTCTTTCGGTTTTGACATAGAAAAGGAAACCTTTATTGACTTGGGCGACGGCAAATGCCGCTGGGAGATTGAAAAGGTAAATCCGCTTTACGAGGTCAGCGTCTGCACTTTCCCCGCCTATGAGGAAACCAGCGTTTCGGCCCGCAAAACGGAACTCGAAACGATTCAGAAGCGCGGCGCCGAGGCATGGCGCACGAAAATGAAAACAAAACTTGGAGGGAATAACAATGGCACTTAAAGCACTTATGCACCGCAACAAGATTGACGCAAAAAATAAGGAGCTCAAAGACCTTGAGCGCGCCGAGTCTGATTTTGTAACTCGTGAGGCTGAGCTTGAAACCTCAATCGGCGAGGCGGCGACGGATGAAGAGCGCTCTACCGTTGAAGCAGCAATTGAAACTTTTGACGAAGAGCGGAGCAAAAACACTGAAGCAATGACCCGCATCCGCGGCGAGATTGCCACACTCGAAAGTGAACTTAAAGAAATCGAAAAAACGGCGGGTGAAGCCAGAAGCTCCTCGCCAAAACCGGAGGAAAGGACGGAAACAAGAAGTATGGAATTTTCAGAAACCAGACATAAGGTGCTCGGTCTCACAAGGCAGGAAGTCGACGTTTTTATGGCTCGCCAGGACGTTAAAGATTTTGCCGCCCGCGTGAGAGAATTTAAAGGCCAGGGCCGCAGCGTCACTGGCGCCGAGCTTGGCGTTCCCGAAGTATGTATCGGAATTCTTCGCGACAACATCAACCGCTATTCAAAGCTTCTCAAGTACATTTCCATTAAGCCGCTTAAGGGCAAGGCCCGTCAAAATGTGGCAGGCGCAGTTCCCGAAGCAATCTGGACCGAAGCGGCCGGAGCACTTAACGATATTGATATTGTTTTTTCTCAGGTCGAAATGGACGGCTACAAAGTTGCCGGATTCCTCGCCATTCCCAACAGCACACTCGAGGACGACACTGACCTTGAGCTTCTCAGCACTGTTATGGACATGATGGGCCAGGCTATCGGCTATGCGGTCGACAAAGCTATCGCCTATGGTACCGGCGCAAAGATGCCTGTAGGCTTTGTTACACGGCTTGCCTGCACCGCTCAGCCGAGCTGGTGGGGAACCAATCAGGGCACCTTCACGGATTTGCACTCGAGCAATATTCTGAAGCTTAACATCAGCACCGCAACCGGCGTAGCGTTTTTCGCGCCTCTGATTTCGGCACTGGGTGTCGCACGGCCCAACTATTCGACCAACGGTCAGCTTTGCTGGATCATGAACCGCAAAACCCATATCGATATTCTTACTCGCTGCATGGCTTTCGACTTCAATGCCGCGCTCCTGGCCGGTATGCAGAACACCATGCCGGTAATCGGCGGAGATATTGTAGAGCTCGAATTCATGGCAAACTATGAAGTCGGCGGCGGTTATCTTGATCTCGAAAAGTTTGTTGAGCGCGCAGGCGTAGCAATCGGCCACACGGATCAGGTGCTGTATGTCGAAGATCAGACCGTATTCAAGGCAACGCAGAGGCTTGACGGAAAGTGTATTCTCGGGGAGGCTTTTGTCTTGGTTAACTATGCCAATGTAACTCCGACTACCAGCGTGGCCTTCGGCACGGACTATGCCAACACCGAGCTCGGTACTCTTATCGTAACTACCGAGGCCGGCACCGATGTAGGCGATACAAAGGTTTCCGTATCCGGCAACACCTCCGGAGCAACGCTTAAACGCAAGCTCTCCGGCAGCCCGATTGCGGTTAAGACCGGCGACAAGCTCGGCAGCACATGGTCCACATTGGACACCACCGCAGATGTTACAGCTACTACGGGATCCTATATCACCGTGGTTGAGGTTGACGCAAGCGGCAAAGCTGTCAAGGCCGGCGCAGGAGTCGTTACTTCCAAAGCCGCGGGCTAATCTATTAAACTACCGAAGGGAGGCGGCCTAAATGGCGGATACAGAATCAAAACAGCTGACGCTGCTGAAAGTTGACCTGGGTCTTATGCGACCGAGCGATAACCAGTTAACGTATCTCAGTTCGTTGCTTGAAATGGCCGCCTCAGCTATAAAGCGTGAGGGCATAACGCTTCAGGCGGAAAATCTTGAGGATGACATGCTCGTTGAGATGTACGCAGCCTGGCTTTATCGGAAACGCGCAAATGATGGTAACACTTCTTTTGCGGTCGGTATGCCGCGAATGCTGCGCTATCAGCTTAACAATAAGCTGATAACACAGAAAATGCAGGTGACGGAATGATTTATGACAAAGTTCTGACCATCTATAAGCTGGGATCCGGTGATTCCCCGCTGAACCGGAAGCTAACCGATGGCGTCCAATACTATTACGCCGAAAAAGAGGTTTATGGCTCTCGTTACTTTCAATCGCAGCAGGTCGGAGTCAAGATCAGCATGATGGTGGAATTCCCACGGTTCGAAGGCGAGCCACGAATTACAGCCGAAAACTACTGTGTTCCGGAAGACGGAGAGACGTACAAAATAGTCCAGGCTCAATATGGAGCCGACCCTAACGGACTGCCGATAACGACACTCAGCCTCGAGAAATCGGAGAAAAAGTATGAAATACTCAGACCTTGAAGCTATACTTAAAACCGTTCTTCCTGATGCAACATTTCATCTTTCCGCACCGCCGGATATTAACCGATATATCATCTGGGCGGAAACGGGTACCCGAACATTACGTGCCGGCAACAAAATTAGTGAGCGCATATATCTCGCCAACGTGTATGTTTATACGCAATCCGAGGATGATTCCCTGCTGGAGGATGTGTGTGCGGCGCTCGAAGCAGTTGAAAATGTTGCAGTTGGAGACCCGGTGCCGGCGTATGATGATGAATTGCTGACCATGGGGTGGATCTTGGAGTGTGAGGTGATCTGAGTGGCTACATTTAACGCGGACGGAATTGAAGGGCTTGAGCTTTCGTTTGAACAATTTGCCGCAATTCCTGACGACGTAGTCGAAAACATGCTTCAAGCCGGCGGTAGAGTTGTTGCGGCAGCGCATCGAGCCGAAATAAGGCAGCTCGGACTACACAAAAAAGGTCTGCTGGAAAACGCAATAGCAATTCATAGTCATGTAAGCAAAGAAAATAAGCGCATAGTGGTGATATATCCTGAAGGAACGCACCACACATACAAACGGCGCGAAACAGTCAGAGTATACAAAAGAAGCAAGAGCGGGCGCCGGTACACAGTCGGCGGCGGAACAGCCGTTGCCACCAATAACGATGTTGGGTTTGTGCATGAATTCGGTGCACCAAACCATGGTATTAAGGCCTCGCAGTGGATGAAAAAAGCAAATGATAAATCCGCAGATGCGATGGTAACGGCAGAGCTTGACGTTTATGACGCCTGGCTGAAATCAATAGATTTATAAAATGGAGGTAATAACGACATGGCAAAAATAGGCATGAAATATTGGGCATGGGCTCCATTCGCGGCAGAAACCAACTCAGCGCTGCCTACATACACCACCGGCATGGAACTCGGTGAAGCAATCAAAGCTGATGTTAAGATAGCCAACAGCGAAGGACAGCTCTATGCGGGCGACGCGCTGTGCGAAGAGATATCCGAGTTTTCCAGCGCGTCAATAGAGGGTGAAGTTGACGATATAACCCTTGCAAAACAGGCTGCTGTCTATGGCGCAACTATGGTGGATGGCGAGCTGGGATTTGGCGCGGACGATAGTCCTCCGTTCGGCGGCACCGTATATTTGCAGGTCCTTGTAAAAGGTGGCGTCAAAAGATTCCGCACATTTTTCTACCCGAAAGTCAAGGCAAAAGTTCCCGATGACAGCGCCGCGACAAAAGGCAGTTCCATAACTTTTGGTACAGATCCTGTCAAGCTGACAGTCTTTGCTCCTCTTTTCGGCAAGTGGAGATATCTTAAAGACCACGCTTCCGAAGCCGCTGCAAAAGCCTATGTTGACACGAAGCTTGGCGTAGCCACATGGTACGCTGTCAATGTTCAGGTCAACGGTGCGACTACCGGTGAGGGCGCAACACCGTCCGGCACGACTATGGTGGCGTCTGCAGGTGCCTTTGTGCTGACGCTAACGGGCACAGTCACGAAGCTTTACGACAACGGTGTGGACAAAACCACGTCTATCGCTGCCGGAGTATACACGGTATCGAACATCACCGCAGCTCACGATATAGCGGTTATTTTCTAATTCAGTTGGGGCGGGGCGAAGTCCTCGCCCCTTCTTTAAGGAGAGACAATGAAGGCAGAACAGATAACGCTTAACGGAAAAAACTATTACCTTGTTTTCAACGGCGTCGCAAAATTTGCAATCGATGAGCTTTGCGGCGAACAATTAATATGGGATTTAATACTGCCGGGCACGAGTGAGGCTCACTCCTATTTGTGCAAGGCCGTTTCAATATTGGCTGAACAGGGAGAGCTTGTTCGGCGTTACTACGGATATGACCATGGAGAAATGCTGGCTGCCGAAGAAGCGCTTCTGTTTATAAAGCCTGATGACATCAGTAGTCTAAAATTGGCGCTGAACAAAGCTATTGCCCGCGGGTATGGCCGAGAGATTGAGGACGACGAAAAAGAAGTTGATTTGGTACTTCAGGAGATTCAAAAAAAAACGGTAAAACGCTAGGGTTACCGATTTACCTCTATATGGCGTCAATTGTCGGGGTGCAGCCGCGTGAGGCGCTTATGATGTGCCCGGGGGAAATATCGGATATGTATGAGCTTTGGTGCCAGGGGCATAGAACGCAGGAGGAGGCGGAGTAAGTGGCTGTCAGAACAATTAGTACAAAGCTCGCTATCGAGGGAGAAGACGAATATCGCAATAGTGTCCGCGAGATAAACAGCGAACTGAAGACGCTCGGATCCGAACTGAAGCTCGTGGAATCCAACTTCAAGGGCCAGTTAAACAGTCAGGCGGCGCTGACTGCAAAAGGCGACGTTCTGAAGCGCAGCTACGACTCCCAAAGCGAAAAGGTCAAAGAGCTTAACGAAGCCCTGAAGAATGCTCAGAGCGCGCAGCAGGCCTATAATTCGAGAATCGATGCGACAAAAGCGAAGATTGCCGCTAATGATGCTGAGATGGAAAAACTCAAGGTGTCCACATTGGACACATCCGAAGCGCAGGCAAAGCTTGCTGAAAAAACGGCTAAGCTTCAGAAGGAACTCGAAGAGGCAACTGCTAAAGAGGCGGCCGCTGCAAGAGGGGTTAATGAGTGGAAGCGCCAGAACAATATTGCGCAGGCTGAGCTTAACGCGCTGAATGCGGAAGTAAAGCAAAACAGCAAATACCTCGACGAAGCCAAGCGCTCTACGGATAAATGCGCGACCTCAATTGATAACTACGGCAAGCAGACGAAAGAGGCTCAGACGCAGTCAGGACTTCTGAGTAAGATATTCGCAGGAGGGTTTTTCGCAAATATCGCATCTAATGCGCTAAGTTCACTGGGTAATATGCTAACAAGCTTCGGCACGAAGGCGCTTGCAACAGCAGACCAGCTGAAGGGGATGACCGCTGAAACCGGGCTTTCGGCTACGGAGCTTCAAAAGCTGCGGTACATAGGCGAGGATGTGGGCGTCGAAGTTGAAACGATGGCCACCAGCATGAAGCGAATTGTTAAGAGCATGAACGCTGCGCGCGACGGCGCCGGCGAACAGGCTGAAGCATATAGAAAGCTTAAAGTTAATGTAACTGAGGCAAACGGAGAGCTTCGCGACGGCAACACCGTTTACGGAGAGGTTCTTGAAGCGCTCGGTAAAATGACAAATGAAACCGAGCGGGACGCTCTGGCCCAGATTGTACTTGGCCGCTCGGCGACTGAACTGAATGCGCTTATCGAACTCGGCGCTTCCGGCATGGAAGACTTAGGCAAAAAGGCTGAAAAAACAGGCGCAATAATGTCCGAAGACGCAGTCGAGGCTTTGGACGCCACCGGCGACGCCATAGATCACCTCAAGCAATCCGCAGAATCATTTGTCGGAGAAACGCTTGCAGACATAATTGATTCCGGTAAGAGCGCCTCCGAAATCATGAGCGACCTCACGGAGGAGCTTGGAGCGCAAAATAACATTACCGACCTGATTGAAAAGTATCGCCAGCTGACGGCCGAGGTTAGCGATTCATCGACAAATTCTGCGCAGCTATCAATAAAAACCGCCGAACTTGAACAGACAAAGCAGGCGCTGATTGAAGCTTCGAACGGTGTTGTGACAGCAATAGATATAGAAAACGGCACTTTTGACCAGCAAGTTACAGCGCTCGCAAAGGCGACGGGCGCAGAGCGCGACTATCTCGAATATAAGCTGAGAGCTCAGATACTAGACAACAAAGATTCAGCAGCAGCTGAGAAAACAGCAGCAGCTGAAGAAAAATATGCAACCGCTAAGACCCGCAGAGACGCGGCTCAAGCCAGAGTTGACGCGGCAAAAGAAGCACTGGCGTCGGGGAAAAAGCGTACTTGGTATGGCGGCGACTTAGAGGGCGTTGCTGAGTCCAATCAGCAAATGGTTGATTCGTACAAAAGAATAATGTCCGAAGCTGACACCACTATGTCAGGAATTTCAGAAAGCACAGCTAAAGCCCATAGCTCAATCAAATTTTTAGTTGAAAATGGATTTATGACCGCGGAGGAGGCTGCGGCAGAATTCGGATATAAACTCGATGAGATGAACGTAATCCTTGCCGGCACAGGTGAGGCGGTAGCTGAAGCGGTTCCTGCTGTTGCGGATATGAAAACGCAGATTGACGAATTAAGCGCTGAATATGAAGCCGCAAAGGATTCTGTCAGGTCAACGCTTGATTCCATAATCGGCGGCTGGGGAGAAGTCGCCCCGGCGGTTGCTGTCTCGGCTGATGAAGTCGCGGCTAATCTGCAATCTCAATTGGACTGGATGACTTCATACCGTGATAACCTTGACGCGCTCATGGGACGTGAAATCCCGGGAGTCGATACCAGCGCGCTTGTCGAAAGCTTAAGTGACGGCTCGGCGGAAAGCGCGGCGATTTTGGCAGGACTTGCCACGGCGACCGATGAACAGGTTAAAGTCATTGCACAAAAATTCGCTTCTGTTTCGACCGGCAGCGACGCTTTTGTTGACGAAGTCGCAGCGTCGCAAATCGACCTTGACGGACAGCTTGCGAAGATGACGGATGGAGCTACAAAAGCCGTTGTCGAGGATATGGATTTAAGCGACGAAGCGAAAGCAAGCGCTTTGAACACCATTAACGGCTATATAAACGGCATCAAGGGGCAGACCGGCACACTTAATCTGACAATGACAAAGGCTGCTCAGGACGCTTTGAACGCGTGGAAAAAAGTCTTTGATGAACGCTCCCCATCTCATGAAATGGAGAAGAGCGGCAAGAACGCGATTAAGGGCGAGATCATCGGCGTTAAGAGCCTTGAAGGTGAACTTATACAGCTTTTTACCACATTAGGCGGCGAGCTGCTTGATGGGCTTTCAATCGGGATGAAGGACAGCAGCGGAAAAACCATGACGACCGTCGATGAGATAGCCAAGGAATTAGCCTCTCGCCTCAGTACGCTTACAAGTCTCGCTTCCGCTTCTTCAGATGTTTCTGGACTCAAATACGATTTGTGGGAGCTGACGACCGGAGGCAAAGCGACAAACGAAGAAAAAGCCGAGAAGCAGCTCGAAAGCCTGAAGGAACAGGCCGAACTTGAAAAGTCGCAGATTGAGGCAACGCAAACGGCGCTTTCCAAAATGACTGAGCTTTACGGCGAAAACAGCGACGAGAGCCTGAAGCTGCAAAAGCAGCTGCTCCAGGAGCAGATTGCATACGAAAAGCTCAATCAGTCGATATTGGACGTAGCGAGATCCAAAACGGCGGCGACGGTCGACAGCCTATCCGACATGGCAGACCATGAATACAAGCTGTGGTTTTTAAACAATCCGGACGCGACGGACGCGGAAAAGCTCCAGAAACAATCCGAGGTGCTGGCGCTCAAGCTCGACATGGAGGGCGAAACGGTAGCGGATACCGAAGAGGCTTATGCTGCCATGGCCGAGCAGTACGGCGAAAACAGCGACGAAAGCATTAAGCTTCAGGAAGAATTGCTCAAGGAGAAAATCGCTTATGCGGAGCTCACAGCGCAGATTAAGGAGCTAAATAAAGCGAAAGCCGGATATGACACGGCGAATGCCTCGATATCGACAGAACCCTTGCAGGCTGCAAAGGTCTGGGACAGCGTTAATGTCGGCAAGGTGGCTGCAGCCACAACGCCGACAACCGGCGGACTTACGGCAAAAGAAGTCGGCAGCATGATGGCAACGGCGATAAATGCGGTGGGGTCTATCGTGGGTCAAAAACCCAGCGGTGATTTGATTTTTGAAATTCCCGTAAATGGCGTGACGATTTGTCGTGCTGTAATCAAAGATTTTAGAGCCGTAGATAAGGCAACTCCAGAGGTGGTGAGTGATAAATTATGACGCAGTTAATAATTAACGGCAGTATCGTGCTGCCGCAGACAAGCCACGAAAAATATAAATGCTACCCATCCAAACTCGCGGAGCAGTTGGAGATGATTTCCGGAAGAACTGTTGAGGAGGAACGCGGCAACGTTCAGATTATAGAATACAGCTACGATTATCTGTCTGACGACGTCTATCTGCCGCTTTTAGCCGCGCTTAGGGCAAGCCCACCGATTGTAGCTACATATCTTCCTGATGACAGTGAAACAATGGTAACGGGCAATTTCATTGTAACAAGTTTTCCACCTCCTGCGTTTGCGTTTGCTGCAGGCAGCAAGGCTCTTTGGCACAACACGGCATTTACCTTGAGAGAGGTGAAGCCTCATGATTGATACCTCTGTTGCTTATAAAGCCGCAATTGTGGCTGACGCCCGGCGAATGTTCGCAAAGGCAATAATCGACCTTATATCTCCGGACATTATTTTCGGCACGGTGGCGGCTTCGGACGAAAGCATTTACAGCAAATCCGCGCAGCTGTATGACAAGAACTTCGATTCCCCAGTTAAATATGCAACGCTTGAGCCGGGCAGGTGGCTTCTGGGCGGCGGATATAAAATATACCCGGCAAATCCGGCGGAGCTGACTGATACAGTGAAATTCATGACACAAAGCCTTTGCGGAGCGGATGGCACATTCTCAACCGCCGCTTGGGTTGAGCTGCCAATGAGCAATTTATCCATACTGCAGGCGTGCTCGGTTTACTTCTCTGAAAACGAAGGCGACGGACTGCCGACTGATTTTGTAATTGAGGTTAAACAGGGCGGCATAGCTTATGCAACAAAAACAGTCACCGGCAACACGGCGACTTCCTGCAGCTTCGAGGGCTTCACGGTCTATAATCCCGATGCAATTCGGGTGACGGTGACAAAGTGGAGCGTTCCTTATCGGCGCTTTCGCGCCGTGCAAATTGTACCGGGCATTTATGAAACGTGGACAAACGATATTCTATGCAGCCTGGACATAGCCCAAGAGGTCAATTTTTCCTGTCTGTCTTTACCCTATGGAACGTGCACGTTATCAATGGAAAACCTCTCGAGGCGCTTTGAACCGAGAGGCAAAGGCGGGCTTTTTAAAAGCATTGAAGAGCGGCAGGCGATTCCGATTTATTTAGGAGTTAAACTTCCTGACGGCTCGACCGAATGGGTTAAGCGCGGTGTGTTTCATCAGATGTCGGGAGGCTGGAAAACCGGAAGCAACGGGACGACCATGCAATGGAATTTGGTTGATATTATCGGCCTGATTGCGGATCGTGATTTCAAAGTACCTGACGTGCTTCCCACAACGCTGAGCGGGTGGCTTGCTGAAATTGTCGGCCAACTCGGAGCGAACTTCGCAAGCCGTTATCACGTTGACCCTGCCTATGCCAATTTAACCGTAACCTGCGCCAAAGCCGACGTTCAGGGCAAGACCTGCGGCGAAGTCCTACGCTATGCTTGCATGGCAACAGGGACCTTCCCGCGCGCTGACGATGAATCCGGAGATTTGACGGCCGAACCGCTTTGGAACGCCGGCAACTATTTTACGCTTGACAACATGCCGGCATACCCAACCATGAGCGCCAACGATGATTTGGCAGCCGTTATATTTAAGCTCAATGATGAGAGCGGGACGATTTACACGGTTTCGGGCAACAACTCCGCGTCAAGCAAAACCATAAGCGTTAACAATCCATTTATCAGTACGGCAGCACAGGCGATTACAGCGGCTAAAAACATTCTCCTGTGCTACGGCGGAAATAAGATTGACATATCGAGCCGAGGCGATTTATCGAGTGAGCTTGGGGACGTTGACAGTGTGCAGCTCGACAAAAGCTCCGCGACCTCGGCACGAAGAATGAAGCAAGCGTTTAACTTTTCCGGCGGCGTGATGAAAAATTTACCGTCTACGCTTCTGCAGGCTGACGGCAGCTTCCTTTACCAGACGCGTGAGATTATTAAAGAGAGCGGGACATGGACGGCACCGAGCGGTGTCAGCTCGCTTAGGATAATAGTCAGCGGCGGAGGTGAGGATGGCGCGGACGGCACCGCCGGTACCTGGCCGACATGGAATGAAAGCGCAAAAAACGGAGAAGACGGAGAAGACGGGCTCGGCGGTAAAGTGTTTGCCGCAACAATCGACATTAACAACGGACAGTCGTTTGTGGTTACTATTGGCGGCGCCGGGCAAGAGACTTCGTTCGGCTCCTATTCCTCCGCAAACGGTCAACGCTTTGATGGATTTACCGATATTGCAAACGGTGATGTTTACGCACGTGACGGAGTGGCGCTCCCCATCGCAAACTCCGGAGACGGAGGCAAAGGCGGTACCGGCGGAGCGGCCGCGGTTACTCACGAGGAATACTTAAAAACCGTTGATGAAAACGGAAATATCGTGAACAGCAAAACGAAAACCACGGTAATTGATGCATACCCGCAGGAAGGAACCAGCGGAGCGGCCGGAGCTAGTGGCTGCGTCGTAGTCTACTATGATAAGGCGGTGAGCGCATGAGCGTATCAAGTGTAAAAATCAACATTAACGGAACGGAATACACACTGACCAATACCAGTGGGGACAACTGGACAGCGCAGATAAACGCCCCGGGGTCGACGTCGTATAATCAGCCCAATCATGTTTTTGAATGCTTGGTGACGGCGAAAAACCCGGCAAACACAAGCGCCACGGCAACAGCAAATTTGCAAGTACACGAAATAGTCGCGCCGGTCATTACAATCAACAGTCCGGCTTCAGGCGCCTTCGTTATCAACAATCAGCACCCTGTGGTATTCACCATCGTTGATGAATCCGGCGGTTCGGGCCTTAACATTAGCAGCCTTGTTGTGAAGCTCGACGATACGGCCGTTTCAAGCGGTATTGTGACAACGGCAATAACCAACGGCTACAGCGTCACATATACGCCGCCTTCGGCATTGGCTGACGGCTCGCATACGGTAACGGTTGACGTCAGCGATAACGACGGCAACGCCGCAACGCAAAAGTCAACCACATTCACCGTAGACACGGTAGCGCCTTCGCTAAACGTCACATCTCCGGCCGACGGTCTGATTACCAACACTGCTTCGTGCGTTGTTGCAGGCTCGACGAATGACGCGACAAGCTCACCGGTAACCGTGGCTATCATGCTTAACGGCGTATCGCAGGGCAACGCGACAGTGACGGGCGGCAATTTCAGCAAGACAATAACGCTTGCCGAGGGCGCGAACACAATCATCATTACGGCGACAGACGGCGCCGGAAAGACCACATCGGTAACGCGCAGCATAACGCTGGACACAAGCGTCCCCGTCATACAGTCAATCTCTATCTCTCCCAACCCTGTTAATGCAGGTGCGACTATGCTTGTAACGGTGGTGGCTTACTGATGGCACAAGATGTTTCGATTACCCTACCAAGCGCAATTATCTATGTTATCGGCACCGTCAACGGGGAGAGCGTTACGTTCTCCCTTACCGATACAAACACGTGGACGGCCGCGTGCGAGGTCTCAGACAACGGTGTATACGTTATCACAATACAAGCCTTCGACGCGGCGGGAAACAGTTCTGAATACAACATCACGCTTTATTATGGTCTGCAGCTCATAACCGATAGGACCGTCGGGACGTATGAAGCAATAGATCTAAACCGCGTCGGCGCTGCTATGGTATATGTGCGGGACCGTCTTGTCGAATACGGATACAGCGCGGTTATCTATCCCAAGTGCGATTTTGCAATTCAAGACGACCTTACACCGGAACAGGCGACGCAGTATCTTTCCGACCTCGATGTCCTGCGCGATTCGGTTACGATCTTTTCGACAACACCGGAGACCCCGCCCGATATGGACGATTTAAGCGTTGACGAAGCAAACAACATCGAAAAGATATTGCGGGACCTTGACACGCTGATAACCAATATGGTCACTGCATTTGTTTACAGCGGCGAGGTCTATTCGGGGGAGGTATATTAGATGATTGAAGAAGCTTACAAGGAAGAACAAGCGTATTTGTCAGATAAATTGAAGGGTATTGATACAGTATTTGCTGATAGATTAAAACTTTATGGTTTCACTCTCGAACAATACCAAGCAGCTAAACAAGATTACCTTTTTCAGTTGACCCCTCCAGTTGTTAGACCTATCAATATTGCAGATGCTGGGGGCTTTAACAAAGCTCTGGCCACTGTGGAGGCGGTCTTGTACATTCCCATATTTGTTAAGGAGTATATTGCCTTTGTAGGAACTCGTAACGAGATATACGAAGATCAATGCGCCGGCGAAGATGTAGAAATTGTGCACACGAAGTTTCACGGAGGTACCATTATTGAAAGTCGGGATGATGTACATGTCATGATTTCAATGCCTACTAAGCTCCTGAACCTCGAATATTTTAACAACAAGATTTTAGCTCTCGTCCAAAAGTATGAACCGGATGTGTATATAGACAATAACGATTTCATGCTCGCGGGAGCAAAGGTTGCAGGAACCTCCTTCTTCGCAACCGAGGTAAAACAGTTCTATGGCATCAACATTACGTTTGCAGACGTATCGGAACTTTGCAAAAAGATTTTGCCTCCACGAAGTGTAAAACCTGTGGGATTCCTAAGTGGAGGCTATCGAGACGCTTTAGAGGCGGACATCATATTAGCTTTTAATGGGGTGGTGTAATGCCCACAATAACATTGAGACCTACTCAAGACATATCTGTTCTTAACTGGGTACCAACCGTAGCAGGTGTTCACTATGTGATGGTCAACGAAGCGGTTGCGGATGATGCCACTACGGAGCTATCTCTTACGGTACCTACGGGTGGTAGTATAAGCGCAGCAGATAAATTCACCATTCCTTGGGCACTGCCCGCCTATGCAATTGTTACGGCAGTCAGAGGATTCGTCAGGTGGTACGCTACTCTGGTAAGTACAGGTACAGCCACTCTTTCAATAGGCGTAAACGATTTTCTTGTAAACACCTCTAGCACCCCTACAGCGCACACTACCCAACAGCTTAATTTATCTACAAGCAATATAATTAACAGCCTCAACAGCAATACTCCGCCAACAGTACTTAATGTTAACGCTGCAGTCACGGGGTACGATTCAAATCTTAAACTAGCTCAGGGTTCTGTTGTGAAGATAACTCAAGTGTATGTTGAAGTTGATTATATCGTAATACCTCCAGTATCTGATTTACATGAAACAGCTATGTCGGATACGGTTGTAGCTTTCATTTGGACGGGGGTTTCAGGCGCATCCGGATATCAACTCTACAAAGACGGGGCATATCTTTCAACTATAACCACATTGACTTATACATTATCTCTTACAGACTATACTTCACACACTTTCTCTGTAAGACCTATTGTTTCAGATTTTTCTGGACCCATTGCTTCTGCGACTTATATACGCCACCAGCCAGAAGTTTTTGATTTAAGTAGCATATCAATCACATCTGTACAACTGTCTCCAAATCCTGTTAATATCAACAGCCCGCTGTCTATTACAGTAGTAGCGTCTGAAACAATTATAACAATACAATCAGCGGTTACCCATTGCGGAGATTTCTACAGCGGCGAACCGTATGTACAGGGAGGTTAATTATGAAAAATAGAGTCTCAACCAAACCAAACAGAGTTGCTGTTTATGATGACGCTTATAATTTTCTTAGGCATGAGTACCATGAACGCGCAGACGAGCCAACTGAGATTGGAGATGCGCTAGACAAAGCAAACTTGTTACCGGACGCGACATGTGATTTGCTCGGAATAGCCAGGACTTCGGTGCCAAAGGATGCCTTTAATAAGCTCTCCATGCTGACACAGTATTGGTGGTCAAAAAAACTCATAGCATACAGGCTTAAACAAGCGGATAGTTCTTCAACAACCTTAGTATCTACTACAACGAATAGAACTATTAGTTATTCTGCAACCGTAAGCATTAACCAAAGCACTGGAGCTATTAGTCTGGTTAATCCCAGTACAGTTACTATAAATACCAATTCAAGTAGCTCAACATGCAATGTGCTAAAAGGAAAATACTTCACAAACGCAGCGAGCGCGCCAACAGATATAAGATTCGCAGAATCTGGCGCTGTTTTGTCTGGAGGCAGTGGCGAAGGGTCTATTGTTATGACGCTGACGCATGTTATAACAGCTGCAAAATACTATGAAGCTCCGACTTATATATCCTCAGCTGCGGCGGATACATATCCGGCTTCTCAAGAAGTAGACGGTTATCTATATACCTCCATCGGAAAAGCAATTGATAAGGCAATTTGCGGAGCATCAATTGATTCAGGGTCATATATTGGCACTGGTTTATTTGGCTCAAGCAACCTAAATAGCGTAACTTGTAGTTTCAAGCCAAAGATGCTTATGCTTGAAGGTCTTTCAGTAAATGGTGCTCATGTAACTGCTACAATTCCCATCCCTATGGAAGATGATAGATATGCTGGTAGTTGGCGTTGCTACACTACAAACAATGCTTATATTTATGCAATATATTGTAAGGTGGTAGGTAATACAATATATTGGTACGCTGAATCAGCCCGCGTTCAGTTTAATGAAAGCGGAGAAATATATTACTTCACGGTTATAGGCTAATAAGGGGGGAATCAAAGTGAAAATTATATCTATTGCACCAAATGAAAGTGGCGCTTATCCGCCTATTCAATCTTGGGATGGTGAAAATCTCCCTGACGGATATGCTGCTATCCCCAGCAGCGTAGATACTTCTGATTTCTACGCATATAACGGTTTTGTAACGCTCGACATTGTCGATGGGGTCGTTATGGCAATCACTCCGAACTTACCGGCGTGGGAAGCGTGGAAAACGCCGACAATCGTGGAACTTAGGGCTGCGGCGCTCGCTAGAATCGAGGGGAAGTGCGAGGCAGCTATCGTGGCAGACCTGACCGTTGACGGCATAGTATATCCTATGACGCGCGGTACGGCGCAGGACGACCTTGCCCGGGCGGTGGCTCGCGCAAACGCAGGGGACACGGCGATTCCCTACGGGCCGCACGGACAGTTTGCAAGCCTGTATACGCCGCAGCAGGTGCTGGAGATCGACACCGAATTCTATGACCGCTGCATAATCAACCGCACCTATTACGGGCTGTTGCAGGCTTGGATTCGCATAGAGACCGACGAGGCAGTGCTGAACGCGTTAGATTACGGCAGCGAGCTGCCGAGCGACTACACAGAGCTCCTGACGGCTCAGATGTCGGCCGTGGGAATAGACGCGAGCGAGTTTGTGGCTGCGCTTACGGCGGTGTAGGGGGAGCGCTGCGATGGAAAAGCTGATGTTCCGATTGTTCGACACAATATTCGGTAAAAATCTGGACAGGCTTATGGCTGCCAGAAGGGAGGAGGATATAGGCAATGGTTCAGTTTATAATTCAGACGGTCATTTCGACGGTCATATCCGGTGTAATCATGGTGCTTTGTCTGCATTCCCTCCAACGGTATTTCGATAAAAAAGCCGAAGTTGAAGAAGAACAGAAAAAAGCTCGTGAGCTCCTGCGCAAGAGAAAATTCATAGCCGAAGCGGACTGGCGACAGAAAGCCGGAAGATATCTGTTCTGGCTGTACCAGGGAGTGAAAAAACCGCCTCCGAATGGCGACCTCGACGAGGCTAAGGAAAAATTCGAGAACGCCGAAGCTGAGCTGAAGAGCATTGACTTGGACGAGCTGGCGGACAGATGCTTAAAAAATAACTAAAAGGGGGAATTGATACGAAAGTTGCAATAATCGCGGGGCACAGCTCAACGACTGCCGGCAAACGGACACCGCCGTTTTTTAATCCGGTAGATGTCGACGGCGACGGCTCTTATGATATCCAAGTCGGCGAGCAATACCGGGAGCATTACGCCAATGTCGGAGTGGCGGTCAAGTTTGATGAGGCGCTGCGACGCTGTGGTTTTGAAACAGTGAAAATCGGCTGGGATGATGAGGACGCGACAAATGACACGCTTAACGATGACAGCGCAGGGCTTGCGAAGCGCCAGGCGATGGTTAAGGCCGCAGGCTGCGAAGATGCCTTTTCATGGCACTTTAATGCCTTCGGCGACGGAAAGACTTTCAACAGTGCGACAGGCATTTGCACCTACATACACTCGAATCCCTCGCGTGTGGGCGACAGTGCGGCTCTGGCGGCGCTCGTGCAGGCTCAGCTGATTAAAGGCACGGCGCAGGTAAACAGAGGCGTACACGCTGACGGCTTCGCTGAGGTCAATTGTGCGGCTATGGGCACTAATGCGGCGGTGCTGCTGGAATTGGCATTCATGACAAACTGGGAAGAGGCTTCGAAGCTCATGGCGAACGAGGCCTATTGGATTGAATCTGCAGAAGAAGCTTGCCGCGCCTATTGCGAATATAAGGGCGTGGCTTATGTCGAAAGAGAGGAGGATGAGGACATGGAGAGATATAGCAAGCTGCAGGACATCCCCGAGGATTTCAAAATGAGGGAAACCGTTGAGATCCTGATGAACGCAAAAATAATCAAGGGCGACGGCAGCGACGCCGCCGGAAACGATGACGTAATAGACCTCTCGCGCGATCAGGTGCGCAGCCTGATTTTCGAGTACCGCGGCGGGGCGTTTGACCGTCAGCTGATGGCTATGGGCATGGAGCCCGCGGTGAAGGTGTGAAAAAGAAGATGCCGACGTCGAAGCTGATTGCAGTCATCATCCTGGGCGCCGATGTGATTCTGTCGGCCGCAACGCTTGGACTTTGTTATCTGGCAATCGTCCATAATTTTAGCGGGTCGCTGCCGTTCCTCACGGCGCTGATCGGGATGTTTCAGGCGGCTACCGGTTACGTCCTCGGCAAATACTTTGACAAATCGAAAGCGGAAAACACAAAAGGCGGTATCATATACGACACCGCCATGAGTACAGAAAGGGATTGTTAAAAATGGTAAGATGTAAATTCAAATGCACTAGCAAAACCGAAAAAGAAGCGGGTTTTGCAATCACTCTGGAACCTGTAACCCACGGAAGCCCTGAAAATGAATCATTTTTCAAGTGGACTCCGTGGGGAAAGATGGAAGTCGGTACCATAAACGCTGAAGCCGCAGCACAGTTCGATGTTGGCAAGGAATACTACATCGATATTTCGCCGGCGGAATAGGCGCACAACATCAAAAATATTTAAAAGGTAGGTTTTTATGGAGTATATCAAGGAAATTCTGATAATGCTGCTGCTCGCGCTGGGCTGTATGCTGCTTGCAGGGGTCCTGAAGGCGCGCAAACAGTACATCCTCGGGCTTGTGTCCAATTTGGTCCAGAAGGTTGAAAAGTCCGTCCAGGGCTCAGGCATGGGCGCTGAAAAGAAACGGCTTGTGATTGCGCAGCTTGAGGCAATGAATATTAAAGTGACCGTGTGGCTCAGTCAAGCCATTGACGAGATTGTCGCGCAGCTGAACGAGAAGCGGGCATGGCTTACTGAGAATGCTAAGGATGGGCTTTCGGGGACGACGGAAAAATAAGTATTATATAAAAGAGCTGCGCCTATGAGGGCGCAGCTCTTTTACTATAATCGGGCGTTTTTGTCAACTGGGGGTACGAATTGGACACATGAATAGGTAATAATATTTCAGGGAATTGTCGCTTTTACAATATCTATAAATTCACCAATATCAGAAAAATAGTTAGGATAGGCAGCTCTTAGTGTTTTAAATGAAGAAACGCTAACAAGAACAGCATCAATTTGCGATTCTGCTCTCGTTCCTTCAATTTGAGCATACGTTGTGTTAGCATCTTCCGTTTGGCTAGGTTTAAAATATTTTATACTCAACCTTCGCGTGTTGTAATTTAAGATAAGTATGTAGTAGCCTTGACGGCTAAACTCAGATCCACTTTTATATTCAACTGCAACGCGGATAGCGCTCAATATATCTAGTATATGCTCTTTCTCGTTAAGTTCTTTGACCTCAGCAACGAGGTCAATTAGATTATCGGAGGTTTCTGGAACGACGGGAGCACCTTCTTTGAGGGCAAATATTGACGATACTAAGACAAAAAAACGCTTAAAGTCTTCGTTTCCCTGTCCCGCCTTTAGCGCTTGCCCAGTAAAAAGCCCCATAGTTTCGACGGCTGTAGCCCATAAGTGCTGCAAGTGAGTTCTAAATTGCAACTCAATAAGCATGTTTTTGTTATAAAGGTTGTTTGTATCGCTCTGGTATTCAAAAACCAAGTGTAAGCTTCTATATCCAGAACGTTTAGGTGCGGCAATATAGTTATAGCCACAAACAAATCTATGTCTAATACGAGAATATTTATACTTATTTGCGAAATAGTACACATCATTTACAGTTGGTACGACAAAACGACAGCCTCCGAGATCTTGCATAGTCCAAAGGCTCATGCTGGGCTCTCGTTTCAATTTGTTAATAATGGAGTCTAACCGCTTAAGACGCTCCGCGACTATTATGTCGGGGCGGTTTGAGGCCATTCTCCGAAGATGCGTATATATGATATGTAGCGGATAGGCATGAGCGGCACGCCAGTTGTCAATGATTTTAGTTGCAAGTGCTATTTGCTGGTCTGTTGATTCGTCTTTTTTTATTATTTTTCCTGCGTTTATAATTTGTGTGCGGGAATACTCGACCGTTTTCCATCTTGGTCTTTCAAAAAAAAACAT